AGTTTTTTGAATCTTCTCGTTCTCCGCTTGCTGACCCAGTTGCAGCGACTGCTCGGTCTAACCCCAATGCAACAGAGAGCCGAGACGACGTTTTCAGGCCGTTCACGACCGACGATGAAAGTCCAAGTGGCGCGGTAGACTACGACACAGTTTCTCAGTTCCCCCCGGCAGAAAGCACCTACGATCTTGAGTCACGTTTGGATCGAAGACGCGCTGGGCCGCCGACAGTTGCTGAAATAATACTAAACGAGGAGCTAACACCTTCTGACAGCACTGTAATACAAAACATTGGAACAGGTGACACGGGCGGCGCTACGATTACTCGCCGGAGCGGCAGCGACGATGTCACATATCTTGCTGATGATGAAGGTCCATCAGCGGTGTATCCCTATCCAGAACGTGATCTTCCTTTTAATAGACTTGGCACACCAACTTCGAGACCGGCTCCGGCGGCAACTTCAACAGCGCCGGTAGATTTAACAGCAGGAGTGGGAGAAGAACTTCTGGGAACCAGGTCGACAGCACCTATGGACAGGTCTGATGACCCTAGTCTTGCAACGGTGCTTCAATCCATGCTTGGCCCGGCTGATGTCGCTCAGATGCGGGACCGAGACGCTGAAATTAAGGCACTACGCTTTAAGTACATAGCAGAGGGCATGAACCCGACATTGGCGTTTCAAAGAGCCAGAATGCAGGTGGGACGCTAAATGGACGTTGTAGATTTTGTTCACGCTTACAGAAAAGCCTTGAACAAACGCATGGATGATATTACGAATCAGTTAGCATACGGTGGAGCCAAGAATATAGAGGCTTACCGCTCGATGTGTGGCGAGATACAGGGGATTGGCCAGGCATTGAATGACTTCGACTCCCTGCTAAAGAAAGCAAACTATGACGACGCTTCTAGTACCTGATCACATACTCCGGCAGCAGCAAGCCAAGAAAAAAGCTGAAGAAGAAGCCTCCAAGAAACCTCTGACAGATAGAATCCCGCAGCCCACAGGCTGGCGGATTCTTGTTATGCCTTATCAAGGCAAGGCCAAGACCGAGGGTGGGGTATACGTTCCCGACCAAGCCAAGGACCGAGAAGCACGAGCTACTGTTGTGGCTTATGTTGTGAGGTTGGGACCATTGGCATATCAAGATAAAGACAAGTTTGGGCCTTATTGCAAACCGTGGTGCCAAGAGGGCGACTGGGTTTGTATTGGTCGCTACGCCGGATCGCGCTTTCAGATAGAAGGCGGCGAGGTCCGCATAATCAATGACGATGAAGTCATTGCAACCATCATCGACCCCGATGATATCAAGACATACGGAGCATAGTATGCAAAACAACGTCGCCGAAAAGGAAGAGACGCAAGAAGTAGAGGTGGTTGAAGTCGAAGAGACAGAAGCCCCAGAAGATGTTTCACGTGAAACACAGCCAGAAGCAGCGGCAGAGGCTGCGGATGGTGATGACACAGAAAAGGATGAGTTAGATCAATACTCAGAGTCGGTTCAGCGACGTATTTCTAAGATTACTAGCAAGTATCGCGAAGAAGAACGGCAAAGAAACGCAGCGATTGAGTATGCCGAGGCGGTAAAAAAGCAAAATGAGGAGCTTCGCGCACGTCTGGATAAGATAGATCAGGCGTATGTGGGTGAATTTGGCAGCAGACTTGAGTCTGACGCCGCTGCCGCCAAGGAAGCGTACAAAAAAGCATACGATGAGGGCGATGCAGACGCGATGTTTGCAGCGCAAGAGCGGATTAGTCAGATCGCGCTAGATAAAGCACGGCATCAAGAGGCAAATCGGCGCGCAGAAGAGCGAAAGGCACAGCCGCAAGAGCCGCAAGAGCCGGTTCAGCAGACAAATCAGCAGCAACCAGCGCCTCCAGACCCTAAAGCAGAGGCTTGGGCAGAGAAAAATGAGTGGTTTGGCAACGATCAGACCATGACATACGCTGCTTTTGGCATTCATAGACAACTTATCGAGGATGAAGGGTTTGACCCCACGTCTGATGAGTACTACAGTGAGTTAGATAAACGTGTTCGCACGGAGTTTCCGCATAAATTTGCAGAAACAAAGCGCGACACTGGACCCAGAGTCGCTTCTGCTGAGTCCACGGCGTCAAAAGCGTCGACAAGTAAGGGGCGCAGAACAGTCAAGCTGACTCCGTCGCAGATTGCGATTGCGAAACGGTTGAATGTTCCGCTCGAGGAATATGCCAAGTACGTGAAGGAGTAAGACATGGCTGATAGAACTACTCGCGAAGCAAAGAGTCGCGCAAAGACCCAGAGGCGCAAGCCTTGGGCACCCCCATCAAAGCTGGAAGCTCCCGAGGCTCCGGCTGGTTATCAGCATCGTTGGGTCAGAACTGCTCTTCGGGGTGAGGACGACAAGACGAACGTACACGCTAAGATGCGTGAGGGCTGGGAGCCAGTTAGAGCGGATGAATATCCGGACCTCGCGGAGAATTTTCCGGTTATTGAAGAGGGGAAGAACGCAGGTGTTATCGGTGTTGGCGGCTTGATGCTGTGCCGGATACCTGAAGAGACGGTAGAGGAAAGAACTGAATATTATCGGGAACAGACCCGCAACCAGATGAAAGCCGTTGACGAAAACCTTATGAGGGAACAACACCCCTCGATGCCTATCTACAATGATAGGCAAAGTCGTGTAACCTTCGGGGGCAAATCCTCCGAATAATTGATGAGGTGTACAAATGGCAAACACTAATGTTGCCTTCGGCTTGAAGCCGATAAATACCTTTGGTAGCTCTCCAGCTACTCAAGGTACGAATGCATACTTCATAGCTAGCGATGCAAGCGCGATTTTCCAAGGTTCTCTGGTTAAAGCGGAGCTTACCGGCGGAACAATCCAAATCACCAGTGCTGACGGAGACGGAGTTCAGCATGTGGGCGTGTTTGCTGGTTGTGAGTATGTAGATGCTACTTCAGGCAAGAAAAAGTTTTCGAACACTTGGCCTGGTTCTGGAAGTGCAAATACCAACTTTGATATCCTCGGATTTGTGTACGACAACCCGATGCAAAGATTTATCGTTGCATCGGATGCGACAAACACAGACCGTGCGACTGCAAAGGCGGATGTCTTCAAGACAGCAGAGCTTACAAATGGTGCTTCCGGAAACACCACCACAGGTATCTCAACGACAACGATAGATATCGCAACAGCAGAAAATACGGACACTTCAAATCCTCTGATGATTCTTGGAATCCATGAGGATGTGGACAACTCCGACCACTCTGCTGCTGGTGTGTCTTACATCGTTAAGATCAACAACCACGCGTTGCTCGGCTCTGATGTCGATGCGACAGCATCCTAAAGGAGGGTAAGTCATGGCTATTAGTCGCGCACAACTCGCGAAAGAGCTTGAGCCTGGTCTTAACGCTCTTTTCGGAATGGAATACACTCGCTACGAAGGTCAGCATGCAGAGATCTTTGACACAGAGGCATCAGATCGTGCCTTTGAAGAAGAGGTCATGTTGTCTGGTTTTGGTGCCGCTCCTGTTAAGCAGGAAGGTTCCGGGATCACCTTCGATGACGCACAAGAGGCGTATACCGCAAGGTATAACCACGAGACAGTTGCAATGGGTTTCTCTATCACCGAAGAAGCGGTGGAAGACAACCTCTATGACCGTCTAGCGTCCCGCTATACCCGTGCACTCGCACGGTCAATGGCACACACCAAGCAAGTTAAGGCCGCTTCGGTTCTTAACAACGCGTTCACGGCAGGGGCTACTGCTGGTGGTGATGGCAAGGCACTTTGTGCTACTGACCACCCACTGACCAATGGTGGCACGTTTGCTAATGAGCCTTCAACAGCAGCCGATCTAAACGAAACTTCTTTGGAAGATTTCCTGATCAGCATCGCTGGCTTTGTGGATGAGCGCGGAATGATCATTGCTCTTCGGGGCATGAAACTGATTGTTCCACGTCAGCTTCAGTTCATTGCTGAACGTCTGTTGGTGTCAAACCTTCGTGTCGGCAGTGCTGACAACGATGTTAACGCTCTCAAGAGCATGGGCATGCTGCCGGAAGGGTATGTCGTCAACGACTTCCTGACCGACACGGATGCGTTCTTCATCAAGACGGACACTCCGAATGG